GAATAGGAGAATACACAGAACCGCGCACGAAGGGGGTGTATCTCGAGCGAATTGACGAAAGGAGGGCAGAGTATGTCCGAGCATGAAAAAGTTGCCGAAAGTTCAGAGGCTCTGACTTACGACGAAAGGTTAAAAGTTAAGGCTAAGCGCTTAAAATCCATTTACAAGTACATCCCAAAAGAGAAGAAAAAGATGGTACTTGAAAGCATCACTAACATGGCGTTCATGGAAGTGACTATGGAAGATTTGCGCCTTGAAATAAATGATTCTGGTAGCACTGAGGAATATAAGAATGGTGAAAACCAGTTCGGAAAAAAGCAGAGTTCTGCTCTCTCATCTTATAACTCAGTCTCCAAAAACTACTTAGCATATATCAAGCAGCTTGATAGCATGATTGTACTTCCAAAGAAGCCTCAAGAAAAAGAGGATGGCCTCGATAACTTTGTAGATAAACGTGAAGATTAAATACAAAAAAGACTATAATCCGATACTAGAATACTGGGAAAAAATACAAAATGGAAGTGTAATTGTAGGTGAAAAGGTACACAAAACTGTCGAAAAAGCAGTTTATGATATCGCTAATCCAGGGTACTTTCACTACTCAAATTCTCGTGCAAATCATGTTATAGAGTTCATTGAGAACTACTGCAAACACTCAAAAGGAAAATTCGCAGGAAAGCCTGTAATATTAGAACTTTGGCAAAAGTGCTATTTGGCTCATACCTTTGGTTTTATTGATGATGATGGGTTGAGGCAATATCGCGAAACTATCCTCATTGTTGGTAAAAAGAATGGTAAATCAACCCTAGCATCATGTATAGGATTATATGGCTTACTTGGGGATGCAGAAGGTGGTGCAGAAGTTTATTCTGTAGCCACTAAGAAAGATCAAGCAAAAATTATCTGGAGCGAAGCAAAGCGAATGATTAAGAAGTCTCCAGAATTAAGGCGAAGAATACGACCTTTGGTGGCTGAATTAATCTACGATGATAAAGATAGTGTGTTTAAGCCATTAAGTAGCGATGTAGATACACTTGATGGATTGAATGTTCATTTCAGTTTGATGGATGAATTTCATCAATGGAAAAATGGCAAGAAGCTATATGACATTGTTGTTGATGGCAACAGTATGAGAGAGCAACCTCTAAATGTTATGACTTCCACAGCTGGCACAATTCGTGAAGACATCTTTGATGATAAGTATGATGAAGCAACTAAGGTTATTAATGGTTACTTTGATGACACTGGATACAAAGACGACAGGTTGGTTGCTTATATTTATGAACTTGATGATAAAAATGAATGGACTGATGAAAAGTGTTGGTACAAGGGTAATCCTGCATTAGGCACAGTCAAGAATATTGATACATTGAGAGCTAAAGTTGAAAAGGCAAAGAAAGATACCAGAAACCTAAGGAATTTACTTTGTAAAGAGTTTAACATCAGAGAATCAGATGAGAGTTCATGGTTAAGTTTTGCAACTGTAAACAATGAGGAAACTTACGAGAATGTGAAAGATAGGTATTGCACTGCAGGTGTTGACTTATCAAGCACGACCGATTTAACTTGCGCTACACTCTTGTGGTGTGATAATCAGGAAAAAATATTTATTAAGCAGATGTACTGGATACCAGGTGATCTACTGGAAAAGAAAGTTGATGATGATAAGGTCATGTATGATGCTTGGGTAGATAGAGGTTTAGTAAGATTGAGTGAAGGCAGCAAAATAAACTACAAGGATATTACTGCTTGGTTTCTTGAAGAAGTTCAAGAAAACGAACTTAGGCCTTTGTGGGTTGGTTATGATCCTTGGGGGTCGACATACTGGTCAGAAGAAATGGCAGACAATGGCTTTGAGCTAGAACCAGTCCGTCAAGGGCCGATTACAATGTCACAACCAATGAAAGAACTAGAAGCAGACTTGATGGACAAAAAAATAAACTACAACAACAATCCAGTCACTAAATGGAATTTAGTTAATGTAGTTGTTAAGCGTGATGATAATGATAATATTCGACCTGTAAAGGGGAAGAATCAAAAACGGAGAATTGATGGAGCAGTTAGTTTGATAAATGCATATGTAGTATTTAAAAACCATTATCAAGAATATATTGATTACATCAATTAAGGAGGTATTATGGAATTTCGAAACTTTTTTAAGAACATTTTCAATACAGATAAAAGCAGAATATTAGGAGTTTCAATGGAAATGTTGAACTCCTATAATGCAGTTTTTACCTCTTTTGATGACAGAATATATGACAACGAGATAGTAAGAGGATGCATTGATGCAATAGCACGTAATGGTGCTAAACTAAACCCTAAAAGGTTTAGAAGAGATGGTCAATCAGGAGGAGTTAACTATCTGAATGACAGATTACAAAGATTGCTTGCTACAAGGCCAAACGAGTATATGTCATCATATGACTTTTACTACAAAGTGATCAGCCAGCTCTATTTAAACAACAATGCCTTTATCTATATAGAGAAGGATGCAGTTGGAAACCAAATAAACTTGTTTCCACTAAACTATTCACAGATTGAAATAAGAGAGAACGGAGATGATACATACGTTCTTTTTTCTTTTAGAACTGGTCGTAGATACACCACAAGTTATAAGAACATTATCCACTTAAGAAGGCATTTCAACGAGCATGATTTCTTTGGCTCAAATAATGCACCACTCAAGTCCATGCTGGAATATCGGTTGACCATCAAAGAAGGTCTAGTCAACGCAATTAAAACTACAGCAAACCTTAGAGGAATAATCAAAACAGCTAAGACATTATTGAAGGCGGAAGACATTAGTAAAGTCCGCAATCAATTTGTTAAAGACTTCACTGAGAGTGATAGTGGCATAGGTGGTTTAGATGCAAGTATGGACTTCAAAGAAGTAAATTTGAAGCCTGTTACAGCAGATGCAGAAGTGGTCGCTGCTTCACGCAAAGAGATACTTGATTACTTCGGTATTAATGAAGACATTATCAATTCAAGTTATGACAGTACCAAGTGGAATGCTTTCTATGAATCAATTTTAGAGCCAATTGCTATTCAGATGGCTCAGGAGTTCACTTATAAGTTATTTACTACTACTGAACTTGACTATGGCAATGGAATCATATTCGAGTCTAATAGACTACAGTATGCATCGATCGCTGAAAAGGCTGCATACATTAAGTCAATGATTAACTGTATCACAATTGACGAAGCTAGGGAAGTGTGGAATCTAGCACCTTTGCCAGATGGACAAGGCAACAAGATTCTGCAGTCACTTAACTTTGTTAATTCACTGTTAGCAGATCAATACCAAACAGGAGGAGAAGGAGCATGAGTATAAAAGAAGTAAGATTGTTGGATGTTGAATACAGAGCAGAAGAAAAAGATGGCAAAATGATTATCGAAGGATATCCAGTGACTTTCAGCACGCCTGCAACACACTATGGATATACCGAAATAATTGAGCCAAATGCTTTCGAAGGATGTGATATGGGTGATGTAGTTATGAGATACAACCATAATGATAATTACCTAATCATGGCAAGAACACGAAATAGATCACTCCAATTAGAAGTTGACAATTTCGGTGTGAAGTCAACGGCCGAGTTAATAGATACTGGCCCAAATAGAGATATCTACAAATCAGTACAAGCAGGGTTGATTGACAAAATGAGTTTTGCATTTACTGTCGAGGAAGACAATTTCGATTATGAGACAGATACGAGAACAATTAAGAAAATCAGCAAACTATATGATGTATCAGTTGTTGATGTTCCGTACTACGATAGCACAAGCGTATATGCTCGTAAGTTAGATAATTTTGCAGATTACAAAAAGGTTATCGAATCTGAAAAGCGAAAAAGATTAGCGAAGGAATTGGCAATGGAAGAACTAAGAGCGCTTCTATAAAACAGGTGGGAAATTGCGACAAGGGACAATCTGGACAGAAAGTCCTTTTTACTTGGATAAGTAAATAGCAATACACAGATATAATCCAGGAGGAAAAAAATGGAAAAAAGACTTGAAGAAATTAAAAGCAGAAAAGAAGAAATCCGTAAGTTGCTGGATAGTGATGCGGAAATCGAATTTGATGCATTGAAAGATGAACTTTCAAAACTAAACTTAGAGGAAAAATCTTTAGGTGAGCAAATCGAAGCAGCAAATAAAGAGGCGAAGGAAGCCGAGGCAAGAAAACTTGCTGCCGAAGAGGAAAAACGCAAACTAGAGGGTTTGAATCTTGACCAAACAAACAAACTTGAAAAAGATGAAGGAGGAAGTATGGAAGAGAAAAAGTATACAATTGCGAGTCCTGAATATAAAACCGCATGGGCTAAGAAAATGATGGGACTTGCAGATGACAAGTTTAGTAAAGAAGAAACAAGAGCATTAGGTGATGCTCTATTCACTACTGATTCTGTTTTTGTTGCCGCAGACGAAAACACTCAAGGTATCAACAATGGAGGTTTGTTAATCCCTACTGATGTGAGAGCGGATATTTTGGAGGTTATTACTCAATTATCACCATTCTTCCGCGATATTAGAAAACTAAGAGTTGCTGGCAATATCGATCTTCCATTCCTAGATATGGCGGAAGATGCTAATTGGTATGCTGAAACTGTACCTACAGCTAATGAATCAATGAAATTGGCAAAAATCACGTTAACTGGTCATGAACTAGCAAAGAACGTGGAAGTATCTTGGAAACTAGAAAAAATGGCTGTAGTTGACTTTATCGCATTCATTGTTCAAGAAATTGCAATGAAGATGGGCAAAGCCTTAGTGCAAGCAACTCTATATGGTGATGGAGTTGACAAAGCTACTGGAGCGATTCATGGATTGACAAAAGTCAATGGTAATGGCCCTATAGACACATTCATCTTAACTTATAAAGAATTGGGGCAAGAAGAAAGAATTGGAGCGAAAGCCTACATCTCTACCGAAGCTAACATTGACATCGTTTCTTATAAGGATGCGAATGGCAATTATCCATTCTTGATGGGTATTGGAACTAACAAATTAGCACCAATGGAAATTGATCCTTTCTTAAAAGATAGAGATATCCTTGTTGGAAACCCAATTCAATATATTTTGAATGAAAGCGAATCTATCGGTGTTGTTCGTGATGTTAATGTAAAAGGCAGGCGTAATTTGTATGGATCATATACCATCATGGATGGTAAGCCAAGACCTGGATTCTTTGCAGTAGGTACTTATCCTGCAATCGTTTAATGCTTAAAACTTGCAAAAGATTTTTAGGCATTTATAACGATGATTTCAATGACGATATCACAACCCTAATTCAAGCTGCAGTTCTGGACTTAAGAAGAGTTGCTATTGACATTCCTTTGTATAGTAAAGGCGAAGATGAGAGTTACCCAGCATATGAGGCGGACATACAGTTAGCAATTAGACTGTATGTTCAGTCTCTTTTTGATAAGGAAAACATCGCTTTGCTTGATGTGTATGAACTGCAAAAGGATTACATTCGTAAATGTACACAGGAAAAGTCACCTTAATTAGCAAGCAGCAAGCAGATACAGATTCAATTGGCCAACCTGTTTATGAAGATGTAACACGTGATGTGTTCGCTCAAGAAAACAAGGTTGGATCAAGAGAATACTATAATGCTGTTGCTGTCGGATTAAGGCCAGAAATCGAGTTGCAGATGCGAAAGTCAAATTATAGTGGTGAGAAGACACTGATCTATCAAGATACTGTTTATACAGTAATCAGAAAAATCAACAAAAGTGTCTTTGATGTTGTTCTAGTGTGTCAGGTCAAAGATGGCTGACGATATCACTCGATTAGCACAAATACTGCAGGAGTATGTGGATGACATTGAGGAAGATGTCGACAAACTGATTGACGATGTGAGCGATGAAGGTGTTCTTCTCTTGAAAGCAACGTCTCCTAAAGACAGGGGGAAGTATGCTAAAGGATGGAAGAAAAAGAAAAAGAAATACTCACGAAATACTAGATCAACACTTTACAACAAAACACCAGGACTGCCTCATCTACTTGAGCATCCTCACGTAACTAGGAATGGTGGTTATTCAAGACCACAAGCCCATATCAAGCCAGTTGAGGATAAGGTCGTAGCAAATCTTGAAAACGGAGTTGTGAGTATCATTAAAAAAAGGAGTGAGTAGCTATGCAATCTGAAGAACTATACGAAAAACTAAAGGAATTGGAGTTGCCAGTTGCATATCACAAATTCATTGATGGCAAAGACGGAGATAACAATGTTTCTCCGCCTTTCATTTTATATAGGGAAGATGATCCAGATAATTTTGATGCAGATGACATAACGTTTGTTTCTAATACTCGTTTTGTCATCGATTTAGCAACAGATAAGAAAGACCATGCTCTTGAAAAGAAGGTAGAAAAGCTTTTGAGTGGTTTAAGTCTACCTTATGAAAAAACAGAAGTATACATTGATGTAGAACGTCTGTTTCAAATCACTTACACAATTTAACAAGGAGGAAACATGAGTAATAAAATCAAATATGGATTGAAAAACGTTCACTACTCAAAAATCACTGTTGAAGATGGCGAAGTTAACTACGATACTCCAAAACCAATACCTGGTGGAGTTTCATTAACTTTATCTCCCACTGGTGACACAACCACTTTCCCAGCTGATGATATCCCATATTTCGTTCAAACTGCAAACACAGGTTATAGTGGCGAATTAGAAATAGCCCTTATTCCTGATGACTTTTTGACAGATATTATGGGTGCGGTTGAAGATGAAAATGGAGCATTACTTGAATACAGCAACGCAATCACAAGCGAGTTTGCTTTTGCATTTGAGATTCAAGGAGACGAGAGGGCAAGGCGCACATGGTTTTACAGATGTTCTTGCGCTCGACCAAACTTGGAAACAGCAACTAAAGGAACTGGCATTGAGCCGAAAACTGATAAGTTAGTTCTTACTGTTATGCCAAGAATCAAGGATAATTTATCCAAAGGTACACTGGAAAAATCAGAGGAGAACACTGCTAAGTTTAACTCTTTTTTCTCATCGGTTTACGAGCCTGTTATTGCAGAGGGTTAGAGAGGGGGGGTCCCCCTCTTTTTTAAGAAATGAGGAATTCATATGAAGACAATACAAATTGGAAATAAAGAATACAATTTCAATGCAAGTGCATTTACTATTCTTAAGTATAAGAACGACTACAATCGTGAACTCTATAAAGATGTTAAAAAGATATACGACTTAGTCAAACCATTTTTAGATGTAGAAGACGAAGATGAACAAGCAATGGGTATGTTGGAGATATTGGACAAATTCATGCTTATTCTGCTAGAGATGGCTTATTGTATGCTGACGAAAGACAGCAAAGATAATAAGTCTTTTGAAACTTGGCTAGAGGAGTTGACTGATCTTGGCGAAAACACAAGCTGGATGGTTGGCATTTTATTGTTAGCCATGTCTCCCTTTCGATCATCTTCCTACATCCCGAAATGACGACGGTGATGATGAAGAATTAGATATTGATCTATTTTTTAATTTAGCAATTAAGAATGGAATATCAATACAAGATATGATGGAAATGTCATTTACGACAGTATATCTATTATTGCGTAAAAACATTCCTGAAAGCACGACAAAGGAAGCATCTCAAAAGGATATGGATGCCCTTTTATTTTAGAGAGGAGGTGTAACTATTGGCTAGTAGCAAAATCAAAGGTATTACCATTGAGCTAAACGGTAATACTACGAAATTGGTAGATGCTCTTAAAACTGTAGACAAACCGATAGCATCGATTAATAGGGAACTCAAAGAGGTTAATCGATTATTGAAGTTTGATCCTTCGAATTCAGAAATGTTAGCACAAAAGCAAGCATTACTGAAAGACGCGATCGATCAGACTGCAGAAAAGTTAAGAACACTCAAAACTGCCAAAGATCAAGCAGAGCAAAGTGGACAAATCGACAAGAGTAGTGATGCTTATCGTGAACTTGAAAGAGAAATAACTGCTACTGAGCAGAGCCTAGTTCGACTATCTGACGAGCAAGCTGATGTTTATGGTGAAATTAAGAGACTTGAGAATGTGAACGCATATCAAGACTTAAGTCGTCAAGTAGAAGCGTTCGGTGATGAACAAGAAAAAGCCACCAAGAAGACTTCAGTTTTTGGTGATGTTTTGAAGGCGAATATTGTTTCAGATTTGATTAAGTCTGGATTTAATATGTTGGTGAATGGTGCTAAGAGTTTTGTTCGAGCGCTTGATGACTGGGGAAAAAAGTCGGATAGCATTAAGGAGTCCGAAGCTAAGTTAGTTACAATTTTACATAATACAACCGATGCTACTGATGAGCAGATTGCTGCATATATTAAACTAACCAAAGAAAAAGAGAAAAACGGTGTTGTTTCGAAAGATGCATTACTATCGGCTTCTCAAGAAATGGCTACTTATGTTGAAAATATCGACATTCTAGGAGATATGATTGATGTAGTTTCAGATATGACTGCGCAACAGTATGGTGCTAATGCTAGTATGGAACAAGCAACTAATGTAGCAACTGGTCTAGGTAAGGCACTAGCGAATGGTGACTACTCTTATTTAACTAAACTAGGATATGGCTTTTCTGAAGCTCAAAAGCAAATCATGAAAACTGGCACTGAGGCTGAAAGAACTGCAGTAATCATGGAGGTTGTGGGCGATTCTATTGGAGGAGTAAACCAAGCGCTTCTAGAAACTGATGCTGGGAAGATGAAAGCAGCCTTTGCGGAAGTTGATGATATGCAAGTAGCTATTGGGGCTTCTTTTCAGTCTCTTAAGGCATCTTTAATTGGTGATTTTTTACCAACAATAAAAGAAGTCTCTGGTGCAGTACAAGGTATGCTAAGTGGCGATATCTCTGTCAAAGAAGGCATGGCCCAAATTAAGGCTGCAGTCCTTGATGGTGTGAGTAAGATTAAGGACATATTGCCAGAGATATTCGCAACCGGCTCAATGATCCTAATGGAGATTATTAATGGAATAATTGAAATGCTCCCAATGCTAAGTGAAATGGGCTTAACATTGATAGTATCTCTGGCCAGTGGCATAGGTGATGCCTTGCCAGGGTTAATTCCTACAATTGTTGAAACAGTTAACACCATAGGAACTAATCTGATCGAGAATATCCCAACGATAGTATCAGCAGGAGCAGATATCATTGTTGGATTAATTGATGGAATTGGTGCAGCGTTACCAATGCTAATCGAGATGATACCTCAAGTAATCTTTTCTATTTTTGATACCTTAACAAATCCTAAGTCTTTAGCAACAATTATTAATGCAGCAGTTAGAATCCTTGCTTCATTAGCTACTGGTTTGTTTAATGCGATCCCTACTTTGTTAAAGACCGTTGCTAAAATTCCTAGTCAAATTTGGGACAAAATTATGGAGACTGATTGGCTTGCTCTAGGAAAAGCTATCATTGATGGAATCATCAATGGTTTGAAGTCAATGGGCAGTGCTATGGGCAATGCTATTAAAGAAATTGGTAATAACATTCTGAATGGTTTTAAGAACTTCTTTGGTATAAAGTCACCCTCTAGGCTGATGAAAGACCAGGTAGGTACATTTCTTGGCCAAGGTATAATCGATGGTCTTGACCAGAACTTTACGGAAGGAATAAAAGGTATCAATAACAAGATAGTGAATGCTATGAAGGATGTCACCTCAAATATTAACTCTGATGTCAATATTGATGTAGATAATCCTAATGGAGGCAAAACTCCTATTAGTGTTCAAATAAATGTATATGCACAAGAGGTGGATGATGAAGCAGCAAATCGTATCGCACATGCAGTCAATAGGACTTTAGGAGGTGTCTATGGTTAGACAATTATCAATACAAGCTAGTAACGGCTTGAGATTTGACTTGATGGATAAAAAACACTTCCTAAGTCTACCTAGTGGCTTTGGGTTCGCTCAAAAAAGTGCCTATTCAAAAATAGGTGAATACTTCATCGCTAACAATCAGGAACTATCTCAAAAGAGCATTCAAGGTGAGATGATTTTCACTGGTGATTGGTACAAAAACTATTTGGAGTTTGCTACTTTTATCAAGCAGTATAATGGCTACAAACTAGTATATGGTGTTAATGACCAAGAGTACCTAATAGATATTGACTTTCAAATGCTTAGTAAAGCAGATACCAAGGGCAATTCATTTCTTAATTGTCCTGTCACTCTTCTAGCAAAATCGCTTTTCTATCGAAGCATCACTAGAGAGTATGAGTTACAGGAAGAGGCGAATGAAAATCGATGGTCTTTGCAATGGTCAAATGGAATTCAATGGCAAGATAGTGTTGCAGGCGTTTTATCCATAAGAAACCAAGGTCAAGTTCCATCTGCTTGGGCAATAGAAATCGAAGGAGCAGTTAGTAAGCCGAGAATCACTATCTTGAATGAATATGGAACTGAAAAAGAGATTAATTTCAATGTGGAGATTGGTAGTAATGAAAAGTTGCTATTTTCAACAGTTGATTATGACCTACATTGTCAAAAGGTAACAAGCACTGGAGATGTCATCAATCTCCTGAATGCCCTTGATTACCAAAACGATAACTTTGTTAAGCTCGATATAGGAGCTAACACAATTACCGTTGAAGATAATGTACCAAGAGCAAAATTCACTTTATTTGAGAGCTATGTAGCTATATAGGGAGGGAAGATATGATAAAAGGAACTACCTACGATCAACAAATACTACTATCCGAGGATTTCCGCTTAATGTGTTGGAGATTCTTTAATAAAAAAGATGGTATAGTTCTTGGTTGTGGCATTTCAACGAATACAAATAATGTAGTAGTCACTAGTGGCTACTTTTTAATTTCTGGCGGATATATCCATATTGATGGCCAAGAAATCATTCAAGCAGGTGCAGCAGGAACAAAGACTCTCGTTTTCGAAATAGACTTATCCAAAACAAACACACCATCTGCATTCAATCAAGGCTCATGGAAGTTTATAACTGGTAGTCCTCGTCAAGATGATCTATTTGCTGGAGGCACGATATACCAGTTACCATTCTGTCAGATCACTACAAATGGAAGTAGCATTTCTTCCAGAACTGACTTAATCAAGCAGTTGGCTGGTGACTTCCAAGCTCAGATTGATAGTAAACAGAATAGAGTTACAAAGGGAACTGCAAATCCACCAGTCTTAGCGGATGGTGAGATTTATCTTCAGTACAAATCTTAGGAGGTTAGAAATATGGCAATGCTAACTACTTCATGGAAACAAATTAGTTCTCATACTGTTAAAACTGGCACATATTTGAGACTACAAGCAAGATATGTAGCGCCTCAGAATGTACTTGAAAACTCAACAGCAGTACAAATGCGTTTGGTTGTTGAAGTTACAGGCTCTGGAAACTACTGGTCAACAGACGTGTTTACTACATACCTAAATGGCACTAGCAGTGCAAAGGGGTACCAATATTTTGGTGTTGGAACTGAGGTCGTACAAACTAAGAATATTACTGTAAAGCATGATTCTGGCGGAGCATACTCAGGGCAAATGTCATACAGGCTTACTGTGTCATATGGGAATAGCTTGTCAACAAAATATGTAGACTATGAAGTGCCAACAATTCCTAGAGGCGCAATTATAAACTCAAGCACTATTTCAACAATAGAGAGTGAGTTCAGTTGTGACATAACATCACATACAGGTGTTGATAGATTGGAGTTGGTAATAGGAAACACAGTTGTCAAGACAGTTAATGGCTATGTGACTAACCAGTTAGTGAAATTAGCTGATTCGGAAGTATTAGTTGCATATAATCTGATGGCATCAATGTCTGCAGAAGTGGAATTAAGGATTAGGACTTTCGGCGATGACTCATTTACTACACAAATTGGCGAAACTTCGGTTTTGCCTAAGGAAATATCTATTGGCGGTCAATTAAACATTGGAACGCCTAGTGGTAACAAGAGGTGCTTAGTTTGGGTTGGTTCATCTTCAGGCAACAAGAAGTGTAATGCTTTCATAGGCACTTCAAGTGGTAACAGGAGAGGTGTGTAATGCCAGTGTATGTTTTTGATAAGAAAGACTTATCAATTAAGCAAGTATCAACACCAGTTAAAAACAATGGTTATCGAATTAGCCTTGATGAAGAAACTAATGGAAAGTCTCAATTCATATTTCAGAAGGAATCCGAAATTGTGAGAGGTGACTTTCTGTTCTTTAATGGCTACTTATTTATTGTTGAAACCGCGGAGGACGCAAAAGGAAGCAATCTTATCTCGGTAACTTGTAAGGATGCTATTAACATATTCGATAGGAAAATTATCCAAACTAAAACCGAAATGATGTTAGAGAGCTCTCTAGAAGAGTTTCTAGCAACCATGATTATGGATAACTTCGTTCAAAATGATGATCCAGTAATAAACATACCTTACATCGATATCACCATTGAGAGCCAAACGCAGGTGACTGAGCCTATAAATAGTGAGAACTTAATCTACAATTTTCACACATTCATGGTGAATTGCAGGCAAAATAAAAACATCTTCACAGAATTGGCAATTGAACAAGGGACACCTAATCGTTTGCATATTCATATTAAGAATATTGTTGATGACCAAGTGCTAGTTGATACTACTGTATCTGAGGTAACTGACTACCTCAAACAGTATGAGGTTGATCCAGTGGCTAAGGTGCAGTGTTTCATACGCGATATTGAAGAAGTCAAGTATTTGTTCTTGAAGAGTGATAGTTCCACAACAGATGATATGGACGATCCAATGAGGATAGCTGGTAGAGTTGAAACTATCTCGGTCGATACTGACGAAGAAGGCCAAGCATACCAGGAGATGCTAAATGTGTTCAAGGGTAATAGATTTAAGCATTTAGTGGAGTTCAAAATTAAGAAATCAAGCAAACTGGTGGATGTATCAAAACTACGGATTGGAACACTCATTAAGATTAAGACCAAGGGTATCGATATTTTTGATATTTATGATAGTTACATTTCAGCAATAGCATTCGATGATGAAGAGTTTATCAGTTACAAAAGTGGTCAGTTACGTGTTTCTCTAACTGATAAACTTCAGCAAGATCAATCTCGCAGTATTGGAAACAAACTAGACATATCCGGAGGTAGCATCGCCAGGCTTAATGTTAATGGCTACTTAGGCGGTTCTACAATTGATGAGATAAATAGCAAGTTAGAAGATACCGGATGGATAGATATACCTTATATTTCGGGGTTTTCGGCTGGAACAGCAACGCAATTACAATACCGTGTAAAAAGCAATGTGCTTTATATTCGTGGAGGAGCAACTGGAACGTTTACGGCAGGGAACTATACGCAGATTAATCACAACACAAATGGCTTATTGCCGCCTCAATATCGTCCACATGAAAATACACGTGGAGGAGCAATGGGCGGAGCAATGAGAGCCGCTGGCTATGAAGTGACAACCGATGGAAGAATCACCTTAGGATTCAACTACACATCACCAAGCGCACCGGCTTGGATAGCATTCAGTTGTGCTATTCCACTAGATTAAATAAATGGCTGAATAGCCTAGAAAAGAGGAAGAGAATTATGAATGTAAAAGAAGCGACAGTTAATGGTATTGTTGGAAGTGTAGTGGCGTTTATTAGCTTTCAACTAGGAGGGCTAGACATGATGCTACAAATACTGCTCTGGTTTTTGTTGCTAGATTACATCACTGGTGTAATCTGTGCTGCACTAAGAAAAGAGTTATCTAGTCAAATAGGACTAAGGGGCATCATCAAAAAACTAATGTTTCTTGTAGTCGTATTCGTTGCAGTACAAGTTGATAAAATTATCGTAGTCGAAGGAATAGCAGTTGCTCAAGGAGCAGTAAGAACCTTGGTCATCTGCTTTTTTATTTCCAACGAGGGAATTTCATTACTAGAGAATGCTGCCGAATTAGGAGTGCCTATTCCAAGCCCACTAATAGACCTACTAAAGAAGATAAAGGATAAGACAGCAACCGAGTTTGGTGAAGTAGTTTCTGCTGATTCAGTTGATTTATCTAATGAAGAAAACGACCCAGCATATATCGAATATATGAGCAGTCAGGAGGGCGAAACCGATGGCACTGATTAGTTTAGAAAAGTTTATCAAGGACAACACTGGTAAGCGTTTGGCTGTTCCTTGGGGCTATAAAGGAGAGTGTGTTTCCCTTGCTCAAGTTTATCTTCATGACTGTCTAGGCTATGCTTACAAGGCTCGTGGTAATGCTAAAAACTGGGTAAACACTCTAAAGAGTGCGGGAATCGCAAAGAAAGCGACTGGCAAACCACAAAGAGGAGATATCATTGTTTATGGTTCATCTTACGGAGGTGGATATGGGCATCTAGGTGTTGCTGACGGTAAAGGCAATATGTTCGACCAAAATAACACGATGGGAGGGCGTAAAGATAAGAGCGCAGGACTGATCAAGATATTCGGTACTTACACCATTATGCGACCAGTAAAAAAGCCTCCTGTTGATGCAACTACAACTCCTAGCACTCCAACTCCAAAACCAACAACTCCAACATCAACCTTAAAAAAGGGTGATAAGGTGCAAATTATGAAGTCGGGTAAGGAGCGTGCTGATGGTACTGGAAAAACAGCAACTAATCTACCATATAAGCGTGAAATACTAAAAGAACATAAAGGAGCAAAATATCCGTATCAAGTTGGGAACTCTAAGGGAACAACTGGATTCTACAAAGCTAAAGCATTGAAAAAACTATAATCAAAACCTCTCAAATTAACGAGAGGTTTTTTTAAGTTATCCTACTTGACTACAGTGATTTATAAAAACTTTAGATATGAGTTAATAAAATCATTTTCATCTTTTCTTGCTTTCGCACCAGTTGCGATTGAAGGATTAACATATTGCATGACTTTACTTCTTTCCGAATCAATGTTCATTCTTACTGATCCACTGCTGGTAAGACGTGATTTTTCAAAAAAGTAGTGAATAACAAATTTTGTGGAGCATTTCGTTTCGTGCAAATCAAAATAAGATATTGTTATAATAAAGTATATAGGCATATGCATATACTTATCAAGTTTTACTTTGCTAAGTTCAAAATCAGAACCTCTCTCGACATAATCGTTAATATTAATCTTTATATGTCCAAAAATGTTTAAAGTTGCCCGCGTGTTTTGCTGTATGATACCAATTTCTCTGCGCTTGTATTCTAGGTTGCCGCCGACAGCAGTAGAAATAGGTCTAATATGTGTTTCGAGAATTACTGAATCGGCTTGTAGTTGGTATGCTTCCCCTCGTCCGAGGTTTTGCAATTCAAGAAACATCCTCACAAATAGTAAGAAATCATTATATTCATCTTTTTCTAAATAGAACTCACATTTCGTAATCTCATTAAACGTAGGCGACACTATAGGAGCGTACTGAATTGAGAGATCTCTTTTCTTTTGACTTTGAGTTTCTTTTCTTTGTTTTTCTCTCAATTTGTCCTGTTTTCTCATATCATCTTCTCTTTTGTTATTTTGATCATTGATAGTCCACCAAACACCTCCAAGAGTTAATGCACCGCCAAGCAAAGCTCCTAGATATGACATCATGTCGCCAGTGTCTTCAGGCTTAACTATTCCAATTGGAGAAGGAGTTATTAGTAACCAGTAAATCACATAAGAACAAAACCACATTGCAATGGCAACGACTACACCTCGTTTCCAATACTTCTTAATCCACTCTACCATATTGTCTTCCCCCTCAAGTAATTTCTCGAAAATAGTATAACACTTTTCAAGGAACATATTAATCCTCTGCATATATAGAAGAAGGAGGTGTTTTTTTTGAGATGCGAAACATTAACAGATGCAACAATAGAAGAGGAGTTTGTAGATCAATGTGGTCTACTGTTTACACTAGAGATATTGAACAACGAGCAGCTAAGCAATCAGCAGAAGAATCTAATCTTCGAAATGCTACATGAAGAGTGATTTTTCTCTCCTTATTATATAATGGGTTGCTGAGAAGATTTTGAGAAGAATGAGAATAAAAAGAGAAAATTTTTCTAATCTTGATGTAAGGGTAAATAAGCGTAAATACCGATAGTGTAAGGGTATGTGATGATAGCGTGAGTTTAGTTCTTATTATCTATTTAATCCTGCAGAGGACGCCAATAGCAAAATGACCCTTTGTTTAAAGGGTTTTAATTTGCTTTGAGAAGTTTTTGAGAAGTTTTTTTCAATGTTTATGTATATTATTTATATTTATTATAAGAATTTCATTCTTTTTCTTTAGATAATGAACATAAATTTTCTCGGTTATTGAGATACTTGAATGCCCTAATCTTCTGCTTACAATCTCTAATGGCACTCCAGCATCAATCAACATTGTTGCATGTGTGTGCCTGAACTCGTGTATATTGATTCTAGGGGTTATTTGGTTATCTTTGATATATTTATCTTTTATGCGTGTTAGCGTTGTCTGAGGAACAGAATCAAGCCCACCACATATATAATAATCATCGTTATAACCTGATAATGTTTTGAGATAATCTATTTGTTCTAGTATCTTCTTATGCGTGTAGTTGCTAACGTCAATATCTCTAATTGATGATTTTGTTTTAAGAGCAACCAGTTTGTTTCCATCTTTAGAATCTACTTGATTTCTTATGTGAATCACTTGCAATTCAATATCATAGTCTTTAACTTGTATGGCGTTTGTCTCACTCATTCTAGTTCCCAAGTCAAAGGCTAGTAGAAAGAACATTGCCACTCGTTTTAATTGGTATTCATTTTGATAGTCTTTTTTAACACGACAATCAACAGCATCTTTCATGATAGCGTTATAAAATGTATCGAACTGTTCTATACCCCACACTTTGAAATCCTTCTCATAGCCTTTGATTAGTTCTTCTTGTGTTGGCTTGAATGGTTTAATTTGCACTAATGGATTTTTTGATAATCCATAATAATCAATAGCGTGCTTGAACATCGTTTTTGCAGTTGATAAAATCTTATTTTTATGAGAAGTTGAGTAACTGGAATTCGCAAGAAATCGTTCATATTTTAAGAAGTCAATAGGCTTATATGCGTAAAGCTTTTTGTTTGAAATGTTGTCAACTAGAATCTTCAAAGCTGCATCAATAGAAACTAATGTACTTTTCTTTACATACGGTTTTTTCCAGTCTAAATATATAGAAATAAACTCAAAAAGCAATATGTTCGTTTCTTTATTCCCTATTCTAGCAAGCAATAAAGATTCGTAATTTTTAGCTGCTTTCTTGGTTAAGAAATTATTTCCTTGATCGTCCTTTCTGTAGGTGATGTTATCAACTTTGATATACCATCGCTTAGTTTTCTTGTCTTGATGAACACTCATTGCTTTTGCCTCCTAATTTGATATAATAGGAGCATAGAAAAAGGAACTCTCAAGGTTTAATTTCTATGCTTGCACCCTTGTTCGCGCAGGGGTGTTTTTACTTAAATTATTGCCAGTGACACATATAGTATTTACTATATAGTGTCAAGTTTTTTATTGACAAAGACAGTCTTTACCGTATAATATGTAATTACCGGAGGGCATTAGTCCTCGACTGGTCTACAAGGGATATCGATTCTAGTAATTAAGCGTACTGTAAGTACGTCGATCTCTTGGAAAGTGGGGAAACCCACTTTTTTTATGGGAAGAAACGAATAATCCAAGCGAATGATTCGAGTCTGCTCATTTTTTTAGAACTCAATTCGTTGTAATACATTATTTTTCTTGTTGTTCCAGCTATGATGTCTGCCGCTTGAATCGCGACGCTTTTCTTAGAGTCTATATAATGAACATCAACAGTAAGTTTGTTATACACTGTCGGAATACCATTGCCCCCATAATTGAAGTTATTATGTCCGTGTTTTAATTCCTCATATATGCCATCTTTTAAGCTGTAATAGCCATTTGTTTTTGTAGTTTGCTGGTCAAGATTAATAACTAATTTAATTGGCTCGGTTGGATTTACTAATCCTTCACTAATCAGTTTACTTACAATCCCTTTAAAGGTTATTTTTTGTGCGTAATCGATATAGCGACCTTTCGATGCTTTGCTACTCAGAATATGGTCATATATATTTTTATTTTCGATTACTAATGAGAACACTTTGGAGCGTTTGCAAAGGTTTATAATCCTTCTTCTTTCATTGTCATTTATAACTGTGCTTTTTATTTCAGGGCAATCGTTGTGACATTGACCTCTAGGCTTTGAACAATGTGAACATTTAAAAGAATTAACTATGCTTCTATATTGATTACAGAAGTCTTGCTTTTCTTTTGTTGAAGTGAAGACAAGTCCAGCGAAAACTGAATATGTTTCCTTTTTTGTTAGTTTTCCTGAATCGTCAACATTTATAAAAATCTCCTGAATGTAGTAATCCTCCTTTCTAGTTTATCTAACACCTTAGTGTATTTACCAATCTTGTTCTTTCATATCCGGATGATCAAATGCATCTGAACCAGCTTCCTCAGTTGTTACCATAATATCCCATCTTTCGTCACCAGTTGGTTCTCTCATCTGTGCGCCATTAAATAAGTTTGAATAATCGCCATTACCTTCATAAAAACAAACGGTCATGATAAATATTCTAAATGCTGGATATAATTTTTTTATTTTTAACGCAAGGTATTCGCGAAATAAAACCTGTTTCTTGTTGTCCAGCTCTGAGTATCTCATGTCCTTGAAGTAAATGCTTTCAAACCAAGTGCAATGAATAGAAGATGATGTAACTTCGATTCCTCCATAAAAGCCAAAAGTGTCTTCCTCGAAAGCATAAGATTCTAAATCCTCTATAAAAGATTTTGTTATTTTATTATCTGCGAATATTTCTTCATAGCGTGCAAGGTATTTATCTATATGCTTATTAGAAATCTCAATATACTCAGTATTATTCACATCGCTTTGAGAATTTAATTGGCTGAAAAAATACCCTTCTCTTTCCCTTTTTTCAGTTTCACGATAGGCGTCAAATTGTTCTTTTCGTACTCGTTCATGATGTTCTTTTTCCTTCTTTTTATTGTTTTTGATTACATGATATGTAACTGTAGCGGCAACTATTATAATAACAACAGTTTCCAAAGAATTGTCCATTTTCTTCCTCCTTCTACCACCCTAATATATCAATAACCTCTTGCTCTAAAGTAGGGTAGTTCAATGCTATATTATTCAGTAAACGCTAATCTTAATCCATGAATAATAGTCTTGACTTCAAACTCACATTGTTTTTCATCGTCCACTGGACAGTTGAAGTGGTCCTCTAGTATGTGAATCATTTCGTGTATTAAAGTCTTTTTTAGTTGCACAGTGTTGAATCTGTTGTTTAAGAACACACAATAATAACCATGTTCGTAATATGAGAAGCCACGTATTCGACTGCCAATATTATCCTCAATAAGAATTCTAATGTTGTTGTAATTGCAGAAGTCTTCCAAACTCATTCCATTATACATACATCACTATCCCTCGCTGTCTTTCAACCTCTTAATCAAATTCAAAACATATTCTAAATCCTCAGGAGTTAAATCTTTTGCACTGTCAAACAATAGCTTAAGATTTTCGCTTTCGTGTATTTCTTTGTATATTTCTAGCAATTCAGGCTTCTTAGCAAAGTAAACTAAGTTTGCTTGGTGGTCGCCGTAAATGTCAATGTTTCTATCAGGTGTAAAAGATTGCATAATTTGCGCAGCATCCAACCCAACGACTTTACACACGTTTTTAAGCGTTTCAGTGTCTATTCTGCTCTCGGCTGTCTCATATCGTTGTATCGTTTTTTTAGAGCGGCCTATTCTTTCTGCGACATATTCGAGCGTCATATCATTATCTTCACGTGCTTTTCTTAATTGTTGTCCTATTCGCACATATAACTGTCTATCTATTTTTACCATATTTGCCTGCCTTTCTATTAGATTATATCACTTTTATGACACTTTGCAATAAAAAAAAGTGAAAAAGTGTCAGATATCTGTTTACAAACTAAAAAGGATGTGATATTATTTGCGTGTCAGATAAACGACACAAGAAATGGGGGTGAGGATAATTGACATTATTTGAGGAGATAAGAAAAAAAAGTGGAGTATCACAACAAGAAGTTGCTATGTCTATGGGGCTATCATTAACAGCTTATAGAAACAAGGAAAAAGGACGTTCTCGCTTTTTCGCTGATGAACTCCCAAAGTTTTCTAAAGCAACAAAAACAAACGCGGAAGATTTAATTAATCTTATTTTTTTAGAAAATTCGTGTCAGATAAATGACACGAGTAAAAAAGGAGGGTAAGAATGACAAAACAAACAGCAATGATAATAGTTTATCTTATTGCACTAATGTGTATTGCAATTATGAAAGTAATTGAGCCTGATGCGAAATGGTACAAGTGGTATGTTTTAGCGATTATTTTGTTTTTGACTGCATGTTTGTAATTTCTTGCTTAAGTAGTTCCGAAACTTCAACGCTCAACTTGATAGCATTTGTATAGTCTTCGGAAGCGAGGCAGTTGTCAATCGATTTAATCACATTTGCAGTTGCTTCAGAAACATAAAAGAGGGTGTTGAAGTAGTAGCGATTGTAGTTCTGAACTGTTGATAGTGAGACCCCTGGTGTTAGTTTGAAAGAAACATATTCACCAAGAAACTTAAGATACTGTTCGTAAACATTTCTTATATGCAAATTGTTATCAACATTTGCTTTCTGTGCAGTTTCTAATTTGAACATTTCTCTTTGATGAGAATTATTAATCAATGCAGTTAGGACAGGAGAAGCGATTGCGATTATTGCAATAAGAATGGTAAGGATACTTTCAAAAGAAAGTGAATTTGAAGCATCAGAAGTAGCTTCAGCGACTTGAGTAAGCATAAACATATAATCAGCTCCTTTTTGAAAATTATATCACAGAGGAGAGAACGAGAAAGGAGGATATATGAAAAAAGTATCTAACGAAAAGATTTACACTATTCTAGCAACTCAAGGAGAAGTGACAGTGAAGGACTTGTCTGAGATTATGCGAAAGGGGGAGCAAATAGCAAGGGCCAAGAAAAAAGAGATTGAGAAGTATGCTTTAAGGAAATATGTTGATGCAACCGACGAAAAAGAAAAAACACGATATAACATCATTCACCTAAAGCTCTTGCCAACATGGCTAGTAATTGAGTTCTTCAAAGAAAATGAGGATAGACAAGTTGAGGTTGATTTATCTGTTTTAGCTAAAAGAGTCCGAGACGACAGAATTGCATTTGGACAACAAAAAAGCACCTAGGTAGAGCTAAGTGCAAAGGTTTGTTATAAACCATAACTTACATGGATATTATACCAAACCTCTATCAAAAAGAAAAGAGGAAAAACATGAATATAGTATTTAACAGTTTTGGACAATCAATAGTGATTGTAGCAGTAATGGTTATGTTTTATGCAATAGGAAGAATTCACGGCTATCAAAAAGCTGAAGATGAATTTGATGAAACAGTGGAGGAAATTACAAATGCCTAGACCAAGTAAGAAATCGACAAAACGTATCGTAACTGAGAATGTTTGTAAGAAAGTCATGGGTCTTATCGATGATATTGAAAGTGCTGAAACCGCTGGTTTTAGCAAAGCGGAACGAGAAAGAGAACAAGAAATTTCAAGAGAGTTACGTAGATGTAAATTCGCTCTTAGGAATGCATTAAGATATGGATCAGCAGCTAATCAGTATCAAGAAGAATGCGCAGGCAATGACAAACAGCCTTAGGATTCTAATAGGTTTATCAGCGTTGTTTATATTGGGAAATATAACGGTGTTTCTATATGCATTGTTTCTTCTCAGAAAAAAAGAGTAGGAGGTACATGTGGCACAAGCAACAAAGGATGGTTTAGTTTACTTTCCACTAGATACGTCATTCTATCGAGATGACAAAATTAAGTTGTTGCGGTTTGAATTTGGCCATAAGTGCTTATGGGTAATACTAGCACTGTGGTCCAAGATATACGAAGACAAAGGATATTATTACAAGTTTGGTGATGATGCATGTTCACTACTAGCTGAGGATCTCTCAAGCAAAGAGGGTGTGTTCACTGCTGAATACATAAAAGAGGTTATACAAGGGTGTTTTAGACGTTCCATCTTCGATGAAGGGGTGTATGAAATGTTTGGAGTATTAACGTCAAAATCGATTCAAATAAGGTATTTCACCGCAAAGAAAGACACGATTAAAAAAAGGATTGAACGTGGGACTAAAACAGAGGTCTATGAAGATATTCTATTACTAAACGATGAAGACTTTGCAAACATGAAATTATCACAAACTTGTTTTCGTTATATCTTCAACGAAGATTGTCAACGACAAAGCGTTGAATGTCGCCGACAAAGTGGTAAAAATCCCGGACAAACGACACAAAGTAAAGTAGAAGATAATAAAGTAAAAGAAAGTATAGTAGATGATTTAAATAATGAAACAAATGAATTCGAAAGAATGTTTAAAATTTTTGAAACTGAATTTGGTCGAAATTTAAGCGAAAGAGAATCTGCTTTATTACTTTCTTGGATAAGAGAATATGGCAATGATATTGCTATTCAAGGATTAAGAAGGGCAGCTATATATAAAAAACTAAATTTCAAATATATAGATGCAACCTTAGTTAATTGGAAACAGCAAGGCAAAACTCTGGAAAATATTCTTGAAGAATAATTTTTGAAAGGAGATGAAAGTAAATGAATTCTCTTGTCATTAAGGTTCTTAGAAATGATAAAAGAAAAAAATATGTGCCTAGGCATTACAAGCCCAGACACAAAAAAACAAAATGGAGGAACATTAGTAAATGTTAATTAACGCTAAGAATTTCAAGCATCCAAATGAGTATAACTTGCTCAGTTATGATGCTAATAAAAATCAACTAAGAATACACGCTTACGCTAGATCTGGACAAGGATATATCAATGTTGTTGTCCTAGAAACTCCGGTTTCTGATGAATCGTTTGAATTCATGTTATCAAAGCAAGACTATACCTTCCTATCAAAAAAAGGTGAAGTTGAGATATCTGTACAAAAAACAAAGTTGCATGTTGTTGATGGGGCAAATCTATACAAATTTAGTAGCTTCGAAACATTTACAGAAGTCGAACTGAATATTGATGCGATGACTCGACTTGCCGCTATCGACAAAAGTGTTATTTCGATGGCTAGAATGTTTACTTACAAAAACGATGATAATCCATTCATCACAGGGGTAGTTTTTGCTCCGAATTATGTTATGGCAACAGACAGGAAATCATTAGGAAGAATCAAAATGACTACTGGAGTTGATAAAAAAATCTCAACAAATGCAGCACTGTTCGACATGTTAGTAGATTACGAAGCTATATTCACGGACGGAAAAAGGATTGCGATAACGTATCAAAATGAAATTGCTTATTATTCGCTAATTGAAGGAACCCTTGGTGAAGTTAGCTTGAAGGATGAATTTACAAAAATAAAACTCGATATCAAGCAATTCAAAACAGCAATTCAAGATGCGAAATACTTTAATTCTATTATTAGATTTGTTGTTGATGCTGAAAAAATTGCCATCAAGATAAATGCAGAAAATGGAAATGAGTTTTCAGCGGATATTCCGCTATCAGAAAGCGAGTTTACTAACAGTCTTGATTACGCTATTCCTGCCGAAGGAATTTTGAAAGTAATAGCAGTCGCTCAAATGAATGATAGTGATGAATTATTACTATCAGATAGAGCATTGGTTTATAAAGATGATAATACCGAAGCATTCATATTGCGCACGCGTGTGCACGGAGGAAGATAAATGACGGAAGAAATTAATAATACTATTGATGAAGCGGTAGTTGAAGACATTGATGATGATATTGAAGAAATAGAAGATGTTAGTGATGATGAAATTATCGACGTTGAAGAAGAAGTTATGGATATTGAGGAACTCTTTGCTGATAGCGAAGAAAAAAAAGTTAAGGCAGAAGCAAATATAAAAGTTGAGCCTAAAAAACAAACAGGATACATCGGAATCCAACACGTTAGATATGCGGCACAAGACATCACCGCTTCGCTCAACATTGTCGCTACTCAAAGATATACCGATGCAGAATTAAAAAATATTCTATTAGGCGCTGGTTATTGGGAATTCGAATCAAAACAATTGTCGTTCAATTTTCACGAACCCACAGGAACATTAATGATTAATATCTTTGGAAGCACTAAAGGGTCTTCACCAACGATTATATCTGAAAGCACTCTTAGAATCGCTGCATGGCACTTTCATTCAGAATATGCAACTTCAAAAACTGAAGATAGAGCATTGGTGTATCGCACTAGTAATCAAATGTTTACTAGAGTATTTTTTCCAAATGCAATAAAGACCTCTACATCAATTAGCAATAATGTTGAACTAACCAAATATATAGATGGCCTTCAATATGATCTAATTGCCGATTTACACTCACATCATGTTATGGCGTGTGAGTTTAGCAAAATTGATGATGAAGATGAAACACTGAGGGGTATCCTATACGGCGTAGCTGCGTGGGATCCGAATGAATTTGAAGATTACGAACCTAATCCGGCAATAGTTAGTAAAACAAAATGGAAATTCAGGATGTTTGATGGAACCTCTTATGATTACTTTTCATTAGAAGATATCATTGGCAACTAATATGGGGGCTATTGTTATTGTCGGATGTGGAGGGATTGGTTCAGCTCTTTTTCAAGATATCGCAAGAACTAATACAGATGGTTATCCAATAGTATTAATTGATGGTGATCGCGTTGAAGGTAAAAATATTGAACGGCAGCATTTCAGCAAAAATCAAATAGGAATGTATAAATCAGAAGCGTTAGCAATGACCGCTAATTCTGCTTTGGGAATATGTGATTGTAAATATATTACGAGTTATTTAGGAACTGGGGACAATTATCTCAAAGGTGTAGAGCTTCTTACAGAGGCGTTTGGAAATAACGGTTATTACGGAGCTAATATTTTGGTTGGTTGTGTTGATAATCATCCAGCGCGCTTAACAATGGAAAAATTTTGTATAAGCACATTTCGAAGAACGTGGTATATCGATTGCGCTAATTCTGTTGTTGATGGCGAAGTTGTATACACGACCAACGGAAAAAATTCATGCTACAGAAGTGATTTAGATCCAAATGTCCTAATAGATAAGTCTCACGATCCAACTGAAGCAACGTGTTCTGACGAAATTCAAGAAGGGGACACTCAGAGGTTAGTAACTAATCGTAAAGCGGCGATTATCGCGCTTGAATTGATTCATAAGATTCAAGAGGGAAAATTGTCCAATTCTGGAGTTTGCTATTTTAATGAGGCGGTGATTAAGCGTGACCTTAGCTGAAACAAAAAGAGATTTACTAAACTCTCCGTTGTTGACAACTAAAAAAGCAAGCTTCAGAAACTTCATTGCAAAAGAAAGGAAAAAACTTAATAGATATCCAAAACATACAAATTATTATGGTGAATCAGCACGAACACCAAAGGTAATGAAGTTGTATGAAACTTGTGTAAAGCATAATTGCTGGAAGATGTCTGATAAAAGAATACTGGATTGTTTTATGGAAATAATGTCTCACGGAATGAATAGAACGTTAAATTCCTCAGGAAATTGCTGCTGGTATGAAAAATTCAAAGACATCAAAGACATAAGACTTAAGAAACTTATATCAAAACATATGAATATAAGCGATGACGATTACTGTATTTTCGGAACTACACATTTTAACAAAAAAAACGATATGTGGATGAATATGTTTGATTATGTTTTCTTTCAGTATGAAAAAAGAGTGATTTGTGTAGGAAAGATTAAAGAGGAAAAAATTGATGAAAGATTATTTAACGAAATCCATTATTTTGAAAGGCGTTTCTCTTGGTGGTAAAAGCATCGATGCAGAGTCCGTGAACAGATTCTTTTCGAAAAAAATATATAAGAGAGAGTTCAGTTGGATGATGTCGGTGCATGCTGAGGGGAAGTCGATAGTTGAGGAATTCGAGAAACTAGAAGACCCTCTATTCAAGAAGAGTTTATTAGAAGCTTTCGAAGACGCTCTTGACTCTATTGATAATCTAGCGAAAATTAACTCTCGCTACTTGTATAAGATTCGAGAAAATCTCAGCAGTGAAAAGTACCATTCGGAAAGTGAGGTGTTATTTTGAGAATTTTTAAACTAGTTATTAAAGATGGTGAAAATCCTCTAATCGAAATGCGGCAAGGCAATGTAAAAGAAAAAGGGTATGTAAGTTTCAAAAAATTAGCAAAGATTATGAATGCGTTTTATCGAAAAGAAGAAGAGTCAAAAAAAGTCTCTTATTGTAATTATCTTAATTTTGTTAAAAAAGGAATAATTGCGGCTGATATAGAAGATGACTGCTATATCGTCAGTATTCCTGCTGATGAATATTTCATCCCGGAACAAAATTCTAAAACAATTTACAATGTAGAACTGCCGGCACTTATCGGGGTACACGCTAAAGGCAATGATTGGATCTATTGGTATGAGGAGGAGTTAAACGTCGATATAGAAATATACGCTCTACAAATACCACATATTAATCACTCCGGACTAGTATGTTTAGGGAATTTCAAAGAACATTTTAGCGTTAAGGAACCGAGAGAATATTTCAAACGAATAATTGAGTATCCAATTCACTATGATGCAGAAGTTCTCAAGCGTATTGAAAAAGAAGGGTATAAAGCAGCCTTTAAGAAGTTGGGCCTAAAGGGTAAAAAACTAGCTAGCTTGATAGGGCGCACTAATGGCTAGAAGAGTCAAGTATACCTTGAAAACTGAAGGACGAAAACAAACGCAGCCCATTAAGGATAAAAGGACACTGAATAACTTGATGTATTACTTCTTATCTCAAAAAGAAAACGCAAAGACTGAGCAGCAAAAAAAACTGTCTGATAGAAATTGGATGCTTGTGCTAATAGGATTGAACACCGCTTTTAGAGCCGAGGATCTTTTGCAACTAAGAGTGAAGGATGTTGAAAAAGGGTACGTTCATATTAAAGAGAACAAAACTGGCAAGGTGCAAAATTTCAGAATGAATAAACAACTTCATCAAGACATCCTTGATTATATCGAAAGAAACGAATTGACATCTTATGACTATTTGTTTAATTCGAGAAGAAAAGACGGAGTGGCCAGATGTATCACAAGGCAGCAAGGTGATCGAATATTGAGAGAAGCGAAAAGCGCGCTTAATCTCAGATTCACATTCAGCATGCACAGCTTAAGAAAAACATTCGGCTATCAATATTATTCAGATAGTAAGGAGCTTCTCACTCTTCAAAAGATGTATAATCACGATTCCCCGGATGTGACTCTAGATTACATAATGTGGAATACAACGGATGCTGAGAATTCCAGAGAAGCGGTTTATCTCGGCAAGGTCCATTTAAGAAAGGAAAAATAACAATGGAACAACAAAAGGACATTAAAACTATTATCAGCCATTATGGCAACGATTTACAGAAGCAAGTTGCTATTGAAGAAATGGCGGAACTCACCAAAGAAATCTGCAAAACTTTCAGAGGAGCTCCGAACATGTCAAATATCATTGAGGAAATCGTTGATGTTCAACTAATGCTTATGCAATTAATTGTTATGTTCGGTTTAGATGAAAGTTATATCAATTACTACGTTAAGGGCAAGATAGAAAGAACACTCGCCCAAATTGATAAAGAATCCAAAATAAACGCTGCCAGCGAAAAGAAGCATGAACAACTCACTTTGTTTAAGATGAGGTGATTGCTAAAAAGAGTTGCGATTTAACGGAAACGAAAAAGTTGTCACATTCGATTCAATCGAAAAGGAATGAAAGTGCTTAATAGTATTTATTTATAAGTCTATTCGATAATTATTAAGACATTAAACGAATGTTACAGTCTTAGGGGTTATGTCACATTCAATTTAGAAAGAAAGAGGTAATTAAATCATGGGATTTAAGGTAGGAGAAAAGGTTGTAATGAATGATAAGTATGTTGTTCACGATAAGTATAAAGGTGTTGTATTTACCATTAGACATGAAAACACAATGATAGGCAACACAGAGTTGGCTTGGCTTGATGGATATAGTGGTGGATATGCAGCAGATGGATTGACGAAAGTCGAGAATAACAAAAATGATAAGATTTAATCTAACTGAAAAGGAGGATGAAAAATGAAGATTGTACTTAACAAGGAAGATGGAAAGTTGCTTATACAATGTGTGGAAGATTGCATAGACGACATAGAACGTGCATTGAAAGATACAAAAGATAGAGCGAAGTATGTTCGTGAAATACTTGAAGAAAGACACGAAAGCCTTTGCGACTTGTTGTACGCACTAAAAGACGCAGAGGAGTAGCGTTATGTATCTATGGTTAGCATTGTGGGTAGTGATTGCTATTGCTTGGGTATTAATGGATAAGAAAGACAGGTGGTAAGTTTATGGAAAATAGAGCGTTATCATGGGAAGAAATAAAGATGCTGATAGGTAGACCGATATATGATTCTATTGATGAGGAATGGTTGATTATTGATTCAGTTGAATATCCAGCGATTACTACTAGAGAATCATTCAGTACCAAGCGTTTCAGAAAAAACAGATACTACCTAGCAGAAACGAAGACGGCAGAATGATGATTACAATAACTGAACATGTTGCGTTGTTCAAACGCGAATGTCAAAACTACTTCACATACAAGAAATTACTAGAGACTGCTAGACTAGCCCTTGAAGAAAATCAAACTAAGTTAGAAGGTGTTTCATCACCACGCTTTGAATTAGCGCATATTGAAAACAAACAAACTGATCTAGATAAAGAACTCAGAAGGCATGAACTACTTGAGATAAAAGATAAACTCGAAGCGGAGGAAAGGAAATGGGTTGACAGAATAAAGTATGTTGATGATGTTCTTTCAATGATGAATGATGATGAAAGGCTAATAGTTACTCTCAGACTAATATTCGGAATGAGTATATCAAAAGTAAGCAAGAAAGTTGGCTATAGTTATACATACATCGGAGAAAAGGTTGATACAATAATTTCAAGGTATGTGTGAAAGTTCCACACTTCAAGGATATATTTTCGTGTTATTATGGTAGCGTAAATAAGTGGGTGATAATATGAATGAGTTAATCGAAACGGTCATATTGAATAATTTCTACATCGTAGACAATAGAGTTACACAAGTAATTCGAGAGTACCTTCTTGATTGTGAAATAGAAGATTTCAACTATGATCCTGATGATGATTACAGTAAGATAATCGCGCTTATATTTGAGTATCTCGAGGATAACGACATCAAAGCACTGTGATAGTGCTTTTTGTTTGAAAGTTTGGTATTATATTCTCAGCTAAAGGGGGATGTAATATGTTTATTTTGGATGCTACTATGACTACGCAAACTGCAAAAGAAGTAATGTCAATAGCGGAATGCATAAATGTATGGAGTATGATATTATCATTTCTTGGTGTCATTCTGGTGCAACTAGTAATTATATGTACTTTCAAAAAGAACTTGGAAAATACCAAAGAACAGTTTGCTGAGAGCAACAGAAATACAATCGTACAATTTGAGAAGAGTCTTGCAAATAGTAAGGAGCAATTTGAGAGAAGTTTAAAAGAGAACAGAGAGCAGTTCGAGCAAAGGTTTGACTTTGATAGAAGGCGTCTAAAAACAGAGATGCTAGCTACGGAGAGATTAAGATGGATTGAACAGGTTCGAATAGCATACAAGGACTATAAAGAGTGTATTAGGTGGTGGATTAACGAAAGTCTGATATCTCCTATAAACCAAGATAAATTTGCTGAGAAAAGTGCTATGGCTACTGGAGCGTCTTCGTATCTAAGATTAATGTTTAATCCAGACAGAAAAAGTGTAAACGACAAACTTATTCTTGAATCAATTAAATTAATCGATGGCGTTACAAGCCTCATTGCTGACATTGATAAAGACACAGTTTTAGAAACAGTTATAAAGTGTGCTGAGCTTAATGCGAAACTCGATAAAATGGTTCAAGGTTATCTCAAAAGCGAATATGATAGAGTAAAAGAAGAATTGGAGCTAGAAGAGCAGTAATGCTCTTTTTATGTGGAGGTTTAATGAAAAATAAAATATTAAAAGCAATCTCACAAGGTTGCCACAAACTGAAAGAAATCGAGGCACATGAGAAATACATAGTGCCTTTCTTTATGCGGAAATAGATGTGTTGATTGCTAAAGGATTAGTTAGAAAAACAAAGGAAGGATTCTATCTCAACTCAAAGTTAGCTGAGAATAAATAGATCATGTTCAAATAGGAGGAACATAAAATGAAAGCAAAAGTTATTAAAGTTTATATCGACAAAGATTCTAAGGAAAGAATGATGCCTGGACAGGAACTAGACTTGAGTGAGGCTAGAGCTAAGCAACTAAAAGACAAAGGGTTTGTTGAACTCATCGAGAACACTAGGAAGGATGATAAGAATGTTGAATCCAAAAAAGCAAGTGTACAATCGCAAGAAACTGTGGGAACCGAAAAGACAGTTGGTGATAGCACGACAGAAGGGGCTGTGTAATAGGTGTAAGAAAAGAAAAATCTATTTCGTACATCATACAGATTATCTAACTGATGATAACTTTGAAGACTTTGATATTGCTTATAACGAGGATAAGTTAGAAGGACTATGTAAGAACTGTCACAACAAAGAACACTTCGAGCATAAGAAAGATTACTACATTGATAGTAATGGTGATTTGATAGCTAAAGAGTAGTACCCCCCATATGAATCCTAAACCGACAAGGTTTGGGAGAA